TTCCAGCAACTAGAGTTGAGTTACCTGACTGACGAGCGAGGTATACAACGTCACCAGGAAGACCACCGTGAGCAGTTCCAGAAATTACTTTAAATGCTGCGGTAATAGTTCCAGAAATAGTTGCGTTGGCATTCTGACTTAAGGTAATGATACCAGTCATTGGGTCATAACCATTAATCTTCGTGCTAGCAGGAATACCAGTTCCACTGATATCCTGACCTTGTGCCCATCTGCCTTCGTAGAAGTTAACGGTTCCAGAAACGGTTCCTGTGCAAGGAACTGAAAGTGAAATCGTTGTTGAGTTGATTGCAGTTACGCGAGCATAAGGACCAATGCCAGTTCCAACAGCATACTGACCAACAACAATACCAGTAGCAGAGCTGACCGTGAATGAGGAGCTGTTAAATGCACCAGCCGAACCAGTTGGAGACGCTACAGCGTTGACTTGGCAATATGGTGAACCAAGAGTGTTGGTAGCAAAACCGTTAGGACCACCATTAGCAGTAGCAGTTGAAGCTGTGCCTGTTAGAGCAGAAGCAGCAGCAACTGTAACAGAAGCAGTAGTATTGTTTAGGAAATCTTGCTTGATGCTGTTTGCGCGGCAAACCATGTAACCATGAATATAAGTATTACCTGAAGTGAAGGTAAATGTTTGCTCGGGATATGAAGCAGTAGTTGTATCAGTGCCTTCTGCTTGTGTGCAAGTCCAGTTAGAACCATCAAGAAGCTTACCATACTGGTTAGCATATGGAGCATCGCACGCTGGGTAACCAAGTGGGGTAGATGCTGAAGTTCCACCAGAAGAATATGTGTATGGTTCTTTGATGGTTCCAGTAGCTGCTAGTAAGCTAGTTGGAGTATCTGATTCGGTAGGACCAGCCCAAGAAACGCTAGTCGCCGTTGATAGAAGTTTTAGAATTAGGTTTGTTGGCTTCGCAAGACCGTAGTTAACTAGGTAACGAAGAGATTCCTGCTCACCGATATTAGGAACTGTTAATGGCATTTGAGATTTCCTCCAGAAATTCCGTCTGTTATTTGACTACTATTATTTATCACAATTTTAATTTCATGGCAATCATAAATTGTTTAATCAAGTCGCAACTCTCCACTTCAAAACGTAATATGTCTCCAGCATTTAGAATTGTATTCCAGGTCAAAAGACCGTCATCTTTGTTCTTTGCTTGATTTGAGAGAGTTGGTTTTTCAGTGCCAGTTATTGAAGAAAACGATGGGTAATTTTGATATGTCGTTCTCTTTACATCAACAACAAGATTGCCTGGCGTGTCTGATACCAGTGTCCAGGATTCTATAGTACCAGTTACATCAAGTGTAACTTGCCCCTTCACACCCGTTCCTATCACGTTAGGAGAGGCATCTACCACGTAGTTTATAGTTCTTGTGAGGTCTGCTGTGGTCGCCATAGCGACAATAAAAACATCAGACCCACTAGAAGGAGCTACAGTAAATGTAATTTGATCATCAAGAATAGTATAATCAACACCTGGCTCCAAAACAACATTGTTCAAAGAAACAATCAGTTGTTGTTCGTTTACTGGATAATAAGGTTCGCCATTTACTTCTATAGCAAACGTGGTTAATGAACCATTAAATTGAGCAGCGATATCATCAATTAAAAGGTTTTGATATTGATTAGATTTGCTAGGTATTTCGTAACTAACACCAATATTGAATTGGTCATTTTGCCCCAGTATTACATTATAGTCAGTCATAGCACTCCTGGAGTTACTTCTACCAATCCTTCAATAACTCTTGCCTTGACGTTGTTTGGTGAGATAAGAATTATCTCATAAACATATCGCCTTGCTTTTAAGTTTGTGGTATTAGCAGCAGTCATAGATATAGAGATTTTTCCTGCAGACCTACTCACATACCCCAAGTCAACTGATATAGGAGTTGCTTTAGATGCATGTGATGTTTTCATCTTACAGGTGCCATTAAATCCAGACAGATTTAATGGCGTACCATCATCGTTTGTGACGGTGAAGGTAGCATAGAAATCTGTACCTTGCTCTATAACTAGATTAATGGGTACTGCTGCCATTTAATTACTCTTTTAAATTATTTATCTTCTATTTCAGTTACATCAACTTCTGGTGCTGGAATACTTTCAGGTTCTTGCGATAGCAAATCCAAAGTTTCTAAACCACCTTGAAGTTTTAGTTTATACTCTTGTGCCTTAGTTAACTCTTCTTGAATTTTTGTAATTTTACCTTCAATTTCCGCTAATTGAGTTTTAAAATTTTCTCTAAGCTGAGTCGTATCCATTGTTTTAATGTAAAATGATAACTATAATATTTATAGAGCCTGTGCAAACATCTCTGTACGAGACAAGTGAATAATGTCACTTGATTTTAGTGTAGTAATACAATCAACCAAAATTCCAGAAGAATTAAAGAACAATGCAATAAAATCAATGCCATTTAAAGTATTTCTATACAATACACAATACCCAGATTCTCCATCATTAAAACCATTTAATGAAAATGTGCTTGCATCTAATGCTGTCTGGGATGTAGTAATAGAAGCTTGCGTTCCAGAAATACTGAATGATAAAGTTTGTAATGTAAAATTGGAACTTGGAGCTTTGCTGATTGGAATGTCAACTGGTCCTACATTTTCAGATGCAAAATAATTATTCAATATTACTGTTCCTGTTTGCAATGTTCCTCCAGTAACTGTCATTCCTCTAACTAAACCACTAACATCTTGTCCTGCGGGTATAGTAATAAAGTTTAATTTAAATGTTAATGTTGGAGATCCAGATGAAGCAGATAATAATGTTACCAAAGATCCAGAAGCATTAACTAGAGGAATTGAAGTTCCAGAACTGTAGCTACTACCAACATAAGTTCCTGTAGGTATTCCAGATCCAGTAATTTCCTGGCCAGGTACAATTGTTATACCAGTCAAGTTCGATAAAGTTACAGTTGTAGAATTTGCTGACCATGTAGCAGTTTTCGTATAAGAAGTTTGTGATGTAGTAGTGAAAGTAATATTTAATTTATTTACAGTTCTACTTGAATTTAATTTTACAGAACCACCTGATCCTTCTAAAATTCCAGTATCATTAACCAATAAAAGTGAAGTATTTGAGGGATAATAATCACCAGATGTGTCTACTTTAACAGATATTACCTTGCCAGTATCATCAACTCCAACGGTAGCAGTTGCTCTATTATTTCCATATTCAGAAGTAGATCCATTTAATATTTCAACTCCAGTATAAGTTCCATATTGATAACCATTTCCAGATGTTGCAATAGTTGCTGATCCTAATGGCAATCTTTCATTGTAAATGCTAACTGCTCTAGAAGCACCATCAGCATCATTTATAGATCTAAAATTTGGTAATAACTTTAAATTTTTTGTGTACACCACAAAATTTTCTGCTGCTAGAGATTTGTAATCTGTAAACTCATTTGATTTTAATGGAGAACCAAATAAATTTTTAAGCCAAATTAATTTACTGGTGCCTGAATTCCATATTAATAAATTACCTTCCTGTGACGTTGTTATTGTTTTATATTTGTATAATTTTATACTTTCCGATTCTTCTATTTTTCTATATCTAGAAGTTTGGGAAGTATCAACAGAAGATTTTGCAGTAACATTAGTTTGACTTGCAGTATATCCAGAACCTTGTGGACTAGAGAATGTTCCTGAAGAAACTGGAGATCCTGAAGATATCTGTGGGTGTGTGAAAGAAGTTATTCCCCTGGAAGCATTAACTGCTGAAACCGTTAAAATAACTTTATTATTTGGAATACCTGGAGATTCTAAAGTAATTGTATCGCCAACAAAATAACCAGTTCCAGCAGATGATATAGCAGATATTCCAGTTACTGATCCACTAGAATTTGTGGATACTGTAAATGTTGCTGTATCGCTAAGAGATTTTACATTTGACGTTAGTATTTTGTTTGTTGATGTGGTTGAATCCCATACAATAGCAACATAGTTATTGAATCCACCGTATACAAATCCAGTAATCTCATCGTTAAGTGAAATCAGATTTTCAAATTCAACAGTATCCCATAATCTAGCATTTGAAGAGTATTTAACAAATTGTTTATTTGTACTTGTTTGTTTTCCGAATGCAGCAAATTGTCCAAAGTTAAATGATAATCCCTTTGTTTCGAAATCGTCTGAAATATCATCTGCAGTATAATCAGAGAAGTTCTCATACTCATATACTTCGGTTACTGGCGATGAATAAGTAGAAACTCCATCAAATAAAGAATAACCAGCCTCTAGTATTTTTCCGAATCCAGACACAGAAGATATTGTTTTCTTTGGAGAGAATAAGTTTGTGAGACCTTTTATTTTATCTGATGCTGTGTTAATATTCATTGCAGCACCAGTTAATGTTTCAACGGTGTAATTTTTATACACTGTTCCAGATCCAGATATTCTTTCATGTGTTATAACGAATTTAAATTCATCATAATATACACCAAGAATTGGACTTGTATTTCCTGTAGTTATACTATAGAAAGTGCCAGCAACTGAAGTTGAATAATATAGTCCACCCGTGCTGTTTCCTACAAAATAATAACCACCAACATATGTAATATAAGTATTTGTACCAGAACCAGATATAGTTGTTGTTGAGAATGTAGTTGGCGTTGAATACGAAGAATATCTAATTGTGTTTGAAGAACAAGCAAACAATAATCTGGAGTTTGTTGTATCTAGACCTATATCATTTATAGTTATTGATGTTGCAGTAAACGTTGACCATGTTGAAGAATCTCCATAAAATAATTTACTATTGGTTGCTGATTGGAATGTAATATAATTAGGAACATTATTTACAATGTATGATAATAATTTTCCTGTTTTCACATTCATTCCAGTTGGAGGTGTTATTTCATTTCTCCATAGATTTGGTCTATTTGAAGAAGCAAAATTCTTTTGTTTGAACAAGAATCTACCCATTACTTCACCCAATGAAGAAGTAAATATATCTCTAGTTGCTCTTGTTGAAACTGCTTCAATATCAGCAATAGCACCATCAGTAGCTTCTGCTAAAACTTGAGTTGGAATAATTTGCTGTCTTGAAGAGTTTTTGTATCCACCTATTTGCATTGATGCAGATTCAAAATCTCTAGCAACATAACCATTTGGTTTGCTGAAGTAAACAATATTTTGATTTACATTTTGGTTTGATCCATTTCTGTCTGGTAATATATTAGATGAAGAAGAAACAATAATTTGAGATGATGATGTTGTAGTTCCTAATTCACTTGAACTTGGTAAACAAGTAATGAAATAATCATTATAATTTAAGTTAGTTGAAACTTTATCATTCAACGCTAACCCAGATGGAACTCCTCTTGTGAATGTCAATCTCCATCTAAATCTATTAACAGTGCTATTATATCCTAAACTTGCTGCAGATACCTGAGCAGCTCTATATCTATCATAGAATACCGCTTTCTGTGGACCATAAACCAATCCTTTAACATTAGGAACTCTTTCAAATTCTGGAATGTAACCATCAGATTTTATAGTAACAGCATCTCTGAATCTTATTTTTTGCTTCAATGGTTGAACTAATGTCACAACTCTAGTTGTGGTATTAATAGATTTTATTTCATAATCTTCTCCATCAAAGAAAAGAACTGATTTTACATTTGATGCTTTTGTAGATCCAGATGAAAAATAAGCACTTAAACCAGATAGTGTGTAAGTTGATGCCGCAATATCATCTGCTAAAGTTATTGTATTTGAATACTTATTTGCGGTTGCTGTTGCATATTTTATCTTTGTACATTTAACTGGCTTGAAATCAGTACAACCAGATAATCCAACATATTTCAATCCTTTCTTTGCATTAAAATTCAATGCAGTGTCAATGAATGTATCATTCATTCCAGAAATAATATCGGAATCTGTTGAGAATAATCTTCTATATTCTGCAACGCCACTAGTGTTTCTAGTATCTGATAATGTTGGTTTGTTTAATAGAATCTTAGAAGATGATAACTGTTGAACAATTTTATAACCAGAACCTAATCCAAAACTAGTTAATAGAATAATCTCATCTCCATCATTTAATGTCTGTCCAGTTTTAATAGCGTTAGCTGGTAAAGTAATGGAGTTACCAGTTCTACTAACTGTTACTTCGATGGAAGAATTTATCTTATCACTTATTACAGTATATTTTGCCGTTGATGGGAAACTAATAGTATTGGTAGAATCCTGATCCATTTCAAATCCAGCAACATATACAGTTTGTGCTGATGCACTAGGAGAATAACCAGTAGATGATCCTGGAGTTGGTGCCATTACAATAAGTTTTGTCTGGTTGTTTTGTGAGCAACCATTTTGTAATAGACCATCTACTTTTATAGAATAGTTGGGACTGTGTGTAATTGTATCACTTGCTGCGTGTGGGAATTTAATTACACAATCCCCAAAATAAGTATTAGTTCTATAACCATAATAAATTCTTTCTGTGCCAATTTTTACATTTCCGAATTCTGGATACCCTTCTGGAATAATTTCATTTACCTTAATAATAGTATCGTTTACTGTAATATTTTGTGCTAAAGTTAACGACGGCCATTTAACTTCTATTTTTGCATATGGATAAATTTCTTGAGGTAAGGTATCATTAGCAAAAGTGAATTGTAATTGATCTTGGAATGCAACGGATGGTATCTGAGTATTTACACCATTTGATTCCACTGGATATCCAGTTGCTGATGGACGATATGCCACTCCAATATATGGATATGTATTAAATGCTGTGTTATCATATGAATAAACTCTCACAGCGGCTTTGGTAAATATAACCTGCTGTCCGCTCATGTTTGCTGTTAAACTTACTGGATTTCCTGAAGTATCTCTTAGAGGAACTGTAGATGAACCAGAAACATAACTACTCCCTACTACTGTTAATGCTGGTATACCACTAATATTTGATACAACATACATACCTGCTTGTACAGAATTTCCAGAAGTCAATAGTAAATTGCTTCCGCCAGTAGAAACGGAAGAAATTGTGATGGTTAAATCATTAGCAGGTGTAGATCCTCCAAGTGATGTTCCTAGTATTTTTATACTGCTACTTGTAGTATAATTGGATCCATCTGCTGTTCTGCTAATTGTATATGTTGTTCCACTTACTGTTACTGTATAAGTTCCCCCACTTCCTCCACCAGTTACTGTTCCAGTTAATCCAGTATATGATGTTAGTGCTGTTCCTGATGATGTGAAAGTGTTTAGTGGACCAGCAGCAACGGCAGTTCCAGATGAGGTAATTGTTGATATTGCGGTGCCAAATGCAGTTCCAGAAGAAGTAATAGTTGCAATTGGATTTGAAGCAATAGCTGTTCCAGAGTATGAGTTTCCTGCTGTTGTTAAACTTCCTGAACTTGTAGTATTTACTGTGATAGTCAAATCATTTGCTGGGGTAGCTCCCCCCAATGATGTTCCTAAAATCCTAATTTGATTGGTTGCAGCGTATCCAGAACCAGCAGCATTTACAGTTACTGTGTATGCTGTTCCAGATCTACTTACATTAAAGGTTGCTCCTGTGCCAGTGCCACTAACATTAGTACCAGATAATCCAGTATATGTAACTGGTGTTACTGTAGCAACTGTAATAGTTAAATCGTTTGCTGTAGTTGCACCGCCTAATGAGGTTCCTAAAATTCTAATTTGATTGCCAACTGCATATCCAGAACCAGCAGCATTTACCGTTGGTGTATATGTAGTGCCAGAACGAGCGATGTTAAATGTTGCTCCTGTGCCAGTACCACTAACATTGGTGCCAGACAACGCAGTGTAATTAACTGTAGTCACCGAAGCAACAGTGATTGTTAAATCATTTGTTGTAGTAGCGCCCCCAGCAAATGCTGTTCCCAAAATTCTAATTTGATTGTTAACTGCATATCCAGAACCAGCAGCATTTACTGTTGGTGTATATGTGGTGCCAGAACGAGTGACGTTGAATGTTGCTCCAGAACCAGAACCAGAAATATTAGTTCCAGAAAGTGCGGTGTATGTGGAGTTAGAAATAGTTGACACCGTGAATGTCAAATCATTTGCTGGTGTTGCTCCGCCTAAAGATGTTCCTAAAATATTAAATTGGTTTCCTACTTGATAATTATCTCCAGAGTTGACTTTAGTTGGAGTGTATGTAGTTCCAGATTTTGAAACATTGAATGTCGCTCCTGAACCAGATCCAGAAATATTTGAAACACTCAATCCACTATAAGTGGTTAATGCTGTGCCACTGAATGATTGTCCAGTAATCTGTCCGTTATTTAAAGTGCCGCCGTTTGTGGCGACATTTACAGCAAATACATCACCAGAAGGAACTTCTGAAATACTAGTTTGAACTTGATAATCAAAATATGTTAAAGATGTTCTTAAAGTATTTCTATAAAATCCAGTATCATATACTCTTCTCATTCTAAGATTCAAATTAGATAAAGTTACTCCACTAGAAATATCTATTGGCGATCCTCCAGATGTAGTTGAAATTCTTAGATCATTATTTAAAACATATGTAATATAATATGGAGTATTTTCTGACAATGAAACTCCTGCTGGGATATTTGTAAAATAAATTTTTTGACCTACCGCTAAATTAGCAAATGATGTATCAGTTGTAGAGCGAGATAAGTAAGAAGATCCACTATTTAATGTAATTGTAGAAATTTTATATACAAATTTGTCTGCACTATCCACAGCATAATATTTAACTTCATCATTCAAATTAAATGGATAATTTATTGAATTTGATGGATCATTAATATCAGGTGAAAAATATAAATCTAACTCTGTTTGATTTGGAATCCATTTTGATGTAAAATATGATGGTCTAGCAGAATCTAAAATATATCTATTATTTTTGTTTAAATTTGGGGATGGATCAAAAATATATTGTGTACCAATTGGATAAATTGAATTGTTTACAAATTTTAGAGATGCTAATCCAGAAGCAGTGGGAAAATTATTTAATAAAATAGTAGTATCATTTACTATTGATTGTACAGTTGTGTTTGCTGGTAGTGTGCCAGTATAATTTGTAAACCCTCCAGGATTGAAAGTAGTTACAGTCATTCCTTGCTTAATACCAGTGACACTAATAACATTAACTTCTTTTGTGGAAGTTGATAAAGTTACCCCTACTCTTGTTACTTCTGGATTTAATTTATAATCTTCAAAGACAACAATATCAATTTTTGATTTGAGTGAATATAATTTGGAATCATATTTTTCTTTTGTTGCATCTGTTAGAGCAGTTGGGTTTTTGATATATAAAAACAGATTTCCACTATTGTTATCAATTTCGGTTTTTAAAATTGGGCAAGAATACTTATCTTCTTCAAAGAAAAATGTTTTAAATTGAGATTGGTAAATTGGGTCAACGTATTCAAATTTAATTTCTGAAATGTAATATTTGAACGGACCATTAACAATATCTGGAACAAGTGTTTGACTTATTCCATATGAGTTTGGAATAGAAATTCTAGCTACAATTCCCAATGCAGCATCATTAACTGGGTATTCGTATCCTCCTTGTGCAAAGTTATTATAAATGTAACTTACAACATCAATATTTTTTATAATAGTTCTCTTTTGTCGTAATTGTATGGTTGCTTCTCTACCAGAAGTTGTTGTTCCAATTTCTCCAAAAAATACATTTTTTAATGATGCGCCAACATTCACAAAAGATGAATCAAAGTATAAAGGATTTCCTATCGATCTATTAACAGTTCTCTGGGCAACACCATCTTTATAATATATTACTTGTGAACCATTATATTCTATCTTTAAATTTGTAGTTGTGTAATAGACACCATAATCTCCAATATAACCACCATTTTCGTAAATATATAATCTACCATTTCCAGCTGGATACCATGCGTAATCTATTGATGTGTAACTGGAATTTGTCAATGGGTCACTATTCAATCCAAACATAATATAACTGGTTGTTTCTCCTGCCCTTGCGGATGCTACTACATTAGTAGTATATCCAGTTATCGAATATGCATCAGAGTTCCATGACCAACTACCAGAAGTTTTTTTGTATGTTCCATCTCCTAATTTAATTACACCATTTCTATATGAAAGTGTGAAGTATGATGGTCCAGTGATACTTTTAACAATAGCGCCATCAGTATCAATTCCAGGACCATATACTGTATCACCTACTTCAATGCCAATAGCATCATTAATTTGTAGAACATTTGAATTTATTGTAGTTGCTGTCGTTAAATATTTTGGTCTTTTGATTAAACCAGATAGATAAGAGAAATATTGGTCTCTAGATGCTTGTAACAAAATAGCATCTGATGAAGATCTTACATTATAATAAGGAGTTGTATCATCTGGAATTCCACTTATAATATTTTTCGTTTTCACCATTGCTTGTGAAAAAGCACCAAACAAATCTTCGTATGAACGTTGACCTATTTCTGCTGGTTCTTGGTAGTATTTGACTTCACTTGATTCTTTATAAAGAGCTTGATAATATGGATTTTTATTTAATTTTTTGCCTATTCCAGGTTGAGCATAATCCATTCCATCATATAAAGTTCCAAAATTTAGGTAGGTTGCTGTCAAAACTAAACTAGATCCCGTTCCACCTATGCTTGAAGCTGGTATGGTAATAGTTTCTCCAATTTTATATTGAGAACCCCCATTAGTTACCGAAGCTATTACAGTTCTATCTGTAGCATCAAAGAAATAAAGAGTAGTTGTGGAAGTTTGGGAAGAAGTTAAATTAGCAGATAAAGTTATAGTATTGCCAGATACATTAGTTACTGTAGTGTTTGAAGGAATGCCACTTGCAGAAGATTGAATTTTTTGACCAGCAACAACAGAAGTAGCATCATCTAAAACTATTTGATTTGTTCCAGATGTATATGAAGCTGCTGTTTTTGTAGTTGTTAATCCAATTGTAATGGTAAATTGGGCACCAGTTCCTATGGCATTCGCAGTTCCACTAACGGTTGTGTATCTACCAGATGTTCTTGTAGTATCTGTAGTTGATGGTACACTAACAAATGATAAAGTTCCTGGAGCAAAATATCCAGGACCAAACAATGCTACCTCCCATCTGGATGGTTGGAATGCATCTCTTCTTCCTACTCCATGATACATTAATCCATTCGACCCACCATAATCTGGAAATTCTCTAGTATATGTCCAATTATTTTGATATGTTAAATTTACATTTGATTTTAATGTTCCATTAGTATTAAACAAGTTGTTTGAAACTCTAACACCAGATGATGACCACGTATCTAAAGCAATACTAATATCCGATCCAGATGAATGTGTTTGTGCAGTAGTTCCTAGTTCTCCTCTAACAACACCATATAAAGTAAAACGATTGTTTCCGTCTACAGTATAATAATCAAAAGATAAAATTTCATTATTTATTTTTATATATCTTTTCCATCCCGCTCTAGGTTGAGCAGTACCAGCACTTAAAGAAACAGCAGTTGTTAATCCAGCCGTAGTGTATCTAAATTGAGTTGAATTTACTACTTGCGTTACAACTGCAGGTGAGCTTTCTGTGGTGTTTAGTGATGAATCTGTGGTGGTTATAACAACAAAATCATTTACACTCATTCCATGAGCAGTGCTTGTGGTTACAGTTACAGTAGTACTGCCAGCAGATCTAGAAATTGCAGTTATAGTTTTTGGTTCACCATCAACACTTTCTCTATTTGGAAATTCTCTCTTGAAATAATAATATTGATCTTGTAGCTGAATTGGTTCCGTGGTGCCTGCTTGAATTTTATAAACACCTCGGATTACCAAACCATGAAGTCCAGATAATTGAATACCAGAAGTTTGTGATGAAGATATGGTAGTATTTACAGTTTGTAATGCAACATACATTCCAGGTGTTGAAACTGCTGGTGCTGCCAACGAACCAGAAGAGGAAGTTAATGATATTGTTCCTGTTTTTGTGGTAACAATTTCAAAAGTATTTTCTGTTAGATTATTTGGCGAGACAAAATATGTTGTACCAGATCGAATTCCTCTACTATTAATACTGCCACTAGAAATACCATATAAACTTTGGTCGAATAGTATTGCATCTCCAGCCTGTAATCCATGAGCATCTAAAGTGACTAAAATTGGCGTGGAACTTCCTCTTGCAGTAACAGTAACACCTTGATAGTATGGAACAGTGGATATAAATTTGTATGGGGATGATAAAGAAGTTGGATTTCCAGTAAATGTACTTGAAGTTAAATTATCAGAATAAAAATTCCATGCATAATTTTGAAAGTACAAATACTGCCTACCAAAGCTATAGGTCCATATACCTGGGTTTGTTGGAGCATATGTTGGGAAAGTATCTAAACGAATAACATTAGTAGTATAATTAATATTTGGATTTGTTTCTGGTGTAGTTCCTAAATTTAAATTCCCAGTATCAACATTCAAATAAGTATTATTGTTCATCACAGATCTGAATTGAATACTTCTTGGATTTAAGAAAATATATCTGGGGTTTGATGCAGTTGAAATTAATTTAATTTGATTAGATGTTAGTGTTCCACTATAAGTTTGTGGTAAAATATCTCTCCATGTTCTTATAAACATTGAGTAAGTATCTTTATCTGCCACCCTAAAAACAGGAGTTGATCCTGTAATAGTATCACTGATACTGTTTAATTTAAAAATACCACCTTCTGTTGTAGTTACTGTATTAGTAACAGGGATTGACACTGTTGTTGGAGCTTTCCAAACATATTCAGATGTTACATATGCTTTGTTGTATGGAACAGTTTGTGTGATATAATCTGAAAATATTCCGCCAAGAATATTTTTGTAAATATAGCAATATGAAATTTCTTCGGTGGATAAATCCCAAGAATACTTTGATGGATATTGTGTAATTATTTCAAAAATATATCTAGTTTTTCCATTTAAAACATATGTTGATTTTGTATCAATAGAAATTATAATAGATGTTTCCCATTTTGGATCTGGATTTTTACCTACTTGGATATATAATGACCAGTCAGAACCTAAAGTAACTGCTGTTTTTAAGTTTACTGAACTATCTACTCTAAATCTTTGGTTGTATAATTTATACTTATTATTGCTGTCATTTGGAGGCAATAATGTTACGGGAATATTTCTGGTTTGTAGTTTTGTAGCTCTATACCATGCAATATAATTAGTTGGTCTACCTTCAAAAATAGAACCACTATTTAATTGAGACCAAAAACTATTATATGATCTGTAAAATACTAATCCATCTCCATTTTCGATTACTACGGGCGAAGAAAAAGTCAGAGATAAATTATTAGCATCTGCAGTTAAAGTAACTTCTGTTGTCCCATCTGCTTCTGTTAAAGGAACTCTACAAGATCCTCCTACTCCTTGAGTGTTGTTAGAGACAAAAGAGTTTGCAACATATGAAATATTATTTGCAGCACTAGTATTTAAATTCGTTCCAGCAATCTGTTGACCAGCAGCAATACTTGAACCGTTTGTGATATCTATATAATTATTTCCAGAAGTATTTCCAGTTAAAGTTGAAGTTTTGCTATATGAAACTCCAGTTCTCGGCAAACTACTTAAATATAATTCATAATATCCAGGATTAGTTTTTGATCTTTCAAAAAAAGAAACTCTAGTATTTGGTGGAAATTTATCCAATACTTTTTGAACAGTAATAATTAGATCATTTGTACTATTAACACCACCAATTTGACTTCCAAGAATTCTAATTTGTGTGCCAGAAGTATAATTAGAACCAGAACTAGTTAAAAATACATTGTAAGTATTATTTATATTTTTTGTGATAATAAAAGTAGCGCCACTTCCTGATCCAGTAATGTTAGTTCCTGTAACATTGGTAAATGTTGCTGCATATTCGAAAGAAACATTTATACCTGTCGTATATGTTAAGGTTACTTTTACTGGAGTAATTCCATTAGACGTAGTTAATGGTACAGTAGTAGAACCAGAAACGTAGCTATCACCAACATAAGTATTTTGTGGTATACCAAATCCTGTGGAAGAAGTTACCTTCATTCCTTTTACAATAAGGCTAGCATTAGTAACAGTGATGAAAGTTTGGTCTTTCACCATAGTTGCAGATTTAGTTACAGTTCCTGCAGCAGTTCCTGAATAAGTAAAAGTATCAATTCCAGTTTCTTCGGAATTTATAGTATCTTGTAAATTTACATTTTTTTCTTGGAAATCTGTATCAGTTATCAATAGCGCATATGTATTTAAATTATAAGACGTTAATGTTATATCATTATCTCCATCGTCTCCACCCACTAAACTGCCAGGAATAATTAGTTTGTTTACTGTTGATTGGTTAGAGGCAGAATAATTATCGCCAGGATTAACCACAATAATTTCTTCAATTATAGAATCCTCGTTATAATACACAGCAAATGTAGCACCAGAACCATTAGTCGGTGTGTTGTAATGAGGAACACCTGGAGGTATAATATTATCTGGTATTTCAATATATAAAATTTCGTTTTGACAATCTGCAGTCAAAGTAACAGTATTTCCATCAATATCAACTAATGGAATAGTTGTACTGCCAGTTGTGTATGTTGAAGCAACATAAGTTCCATCTGGAATCCCCGTACCACTGATAGATGATCCAGGATATATTCCATATGATGCTACAGAACTTCCGTATATAGAAGTCACAGTAATAGAATTTAAACCAGTTGTGTTACCTGTTGACGTTGTTAATTTTCTAGTAATAGAACCATCAAAAATGCCAGGAAGTTGAGGTGGATTGCCGAGAACATTTGATTGTGGAGGTTCTGTAGCAAGGCCGCCAGCTGTTGGAACTAAAATTGTATATAATTTTTCAGTTTGTTGAACACCACTCAAATTTACAGTAAAAATTGTTTTGCTTTTGTTTAGTGCTCCTTTTGCGGTTACTTTATAATTTTCAATATAATCTTTTCTAATCCAAGATCTATTGTCCCCTTGCGCGGCAACAGTTCTTCCTGCGTAATCTGTAGTTGGGATTAGTTTAGTTTGGTATAAGTTGGCAGAACCATATCTATTAAAATATTGTGCTCCAGAACTAGTATTACCTATACCTTCATTTTGAAGAGTTCTATTTAAACTAATTAATGCATTGGTATCAGAAGCCCAATTACGAAAATCATCCATGTTTGGACTATTATCAGTTTGAACTAAAACATCAACTGAGGTAGGAATTTTTCCAGCTTCAATTCCTACCTTTGTTTTACTGGTAAATATAATCCTATTTGGCATTCTTAGACCTCAAATGGGTTTACGTTATAGATAATTTTGTCTTGAGCATGAATATAATAACTAATTACGAAATTACCAGTTACACCATTTTCACTGGTTTCTGGATTTAACCAAGCATTTTTTAATGCCTTCCATTCAACACCACCATTTACATCTAATGGATCAATACCTTTAATAACAGGATATTGCGAACTAATACCACCAACATCAACAAATATAAATCCACTCAATCCTAAGTTCTGGGTAATTACACTAGATGGTATCTTGCCAATTTTCAAGTAGAAATCAGATGCATTAATTTCGGCAGGACTTACATTAAAATAGAAATTACTGCCGTATTGGAAAGTATATAATCTATTTACCCCTTCAGTTTTTGCAGCATATAAGAACTGACCATCTTGTAATGTTTGCCACTGTTGTGCCTGAGAAGATCCAGTTACTCTGTTTATATATGCCCATTCTCCAAGGTCTCTAGCAGTAACAAATCCGTCTTCTGGAAGTGTTTGGCGGTTGGCAGTCCAGTTAATGTTTTCGGTGTCTACGCGCTTAGCAAATCCATACTTCTTACCAGCTGGATCAAATTTGGGGAATCTTAATATAGCATCAGTTTCATTCATATTGCTATTTGCAATATCGATTCCACCTTTAATCTTGATGTTTGTTCCTACTTCAAGGTTAGCAACCGTAACTTTATCGTATGTAACTGTTTTACTTGATTGATCTGATAATTCAGTTCTAACCGTATTCTGTAAGTTTTCAGAGAAAGCGGATAGATTTCCCGTTCCACTACTAGATGCGGCAGTAATGAATAGTAAATCTGTTGGATCAATTAATCTATTTTGTGCAGAAGTTTTGAGTTTGGGAACGTTAACGGTTTCTGACTGACTTCCTTTAGTATCAATAACCTGTGTGCCAATAAAGAAGTCACCATTGGAGTTAGTTCCACTGGAACCATTGAATCCACCATTTCTTTCGATAGTTTGTGAGTTGATAATTTGCTGACGGTTGAGAACGATTGTCTGGAAGACAGGGAACGCAGTTGAGTAGTTACCAGGACCATAACCAACGTATTCCCACGTATGACCAGATGCACGGATGTTTGAAGGTCTGTGAATTTTAACTGCTATAGGACTATTAAATGTATATGTGTATGATGAAGATGTAGTTACTCCAACAGAAGCACTTAATGTAACTGTTCTTGTTTCTAAATTAATTGCAGTGATTTTCGCTCCTAATGTTGGAACTGTTCCGCCACCAGATGCCGAAATACTAATTAAATCAGCGCCAACGACCAATTTCTCAATGTCTGTCACATTATTGAGTAAAGTACCAGAAGGAGAAGCAACGCAAGATCTCTTAAATTTTATAATTCTTTCGCTTAGTGATGCGCCAGAAAAAACATCTTTATTAACTCCAATATTATTGTATTCATTTATAGAATAAATCGACTGAATATTTTCGAAGAAAGAATTTGTTGCAGATGTAGTAAGTGCAGAAGATGAGAAAGTTGTTTCTCTGCAATTTTTATCGGTAATATAATTTACAAAATTTTTAGTTAGCTCACCTGTAATAGAATATGAAGTAACTCTTTCATAATTATCTGTGGATAAATTTTTATCATCTAGAACAATAGTTCTAATTTTTACATCATTATTATAAACACTAATAGCTTCTTTTGGATTCCACTCTGGATTATCAAGATTTATTTCTGGATATAAGAAATACTGATTTTGTCCATAACCAATAGGTAAAGAATCATTACTATTTTTAATATTTTTTACGTTAGCATCTAATACGGTCAAATAGTAAACACCATCTTGAGTATCTGCCACGTATTCATCTACTGTTTCTACGTCATAAATGTAGAATGACTTACTATATGAAGGAGCATCATCTGCAGTAATCTGAATGACATATTTTCTTTCAGGTGGTTTTGCATTTGATTCTTTTGGAATACGATAGATAAATCTCCAGATATGATCTCTGGAGAGGCGATTATCAGAAACTCTCTTGATATAAGCATTTGCAATAGATGCTCCAGGTTCAAATTCTAAACTATCAGTTGTGTTCAAAGTATAATTTACATCAGAATCATATCTTTGCAAAATTCTTTTAAGTAAATTACCATATGGATAATCATATGCATCATTATAGCTTAGGTTGATGGGACTTACAGTATTTCCTGATGGATTTATATATGATTGAGCTGTTGATTGTGACTGGAAGTTAGCTGATTGACCTACGCTAGCAGCTCTAGATTGAATTTCGTCGAGGTATTCTTCATGATAGAAAACATCATTATACATTACAAATTCATCAACATAAATCACAAGAGATCCTAAATCAACGCCAGCTGAAGTTTCCGCCCATTCCCATCCGTAATACATTCTATTGGCATTTTCTGGAAGAGATAAAATTCTATAGAAATTGACAGTTGCTCCAGATTGAGTTTGTGTGATTGTTACTGGTGAACCAGAAGCATTAACAATAGGAATTGTGTTTCCTCCTGTGTAAGAAGATGCAACAAATGTGTTTGATGGAATGCCAGGTAATTCCGACACAATTTTTTGTCCAGCTGCAATGCCAGTAGAATCAGAAACTGTAAATGATGTTTGTCCTTGTGTATAAGAAACAGTTTTAGATACAACTAAAATATCATATGATGTTTGTGCATCTAAAGCATTATTTGGATTTCTTTCTCTTAATCTAGATCTAAATTCTCCTTGTGTTGTAGCGCCATTAAAGATTGGGAATGATCCGTAGATATATTCTGTTTCAGATGAAGAAGTTTCATAATCTCCTCCAGTTTTATACGCAATATTTTTTCCTTTTCCTAGTAGATAATTTACACCATCAATCAGCAACCATTTTTTGCCATCTGTATCTGTGTATTCTGGCAAACCATCTTTTTCGAATAATCCATTTACTGATGTCGATTTAATGTAAATTTTTCCAAAATAATTTTCTTTCTTTGAAGCATCGATAGATTGTCTCGATTCATTCCATTTTGAAATAGTTCTATAATCAATTTCATCCAAAATAACTGCAGTAGTTCTAGAATAATCAATTCCCTTTGGAGGAATAATACCAACGATTTGACCTCTAGTGTCTTGTGGGAATGCTTTTTGTTTATATCCTGCTGATAAGGTTGCAATATTACCAAAGTTTGAGTTTGAGTTTGTAATCGAAATATCAGAACCAGTATCTGATACAAAGTGATCTGCATAACCAACGGCAAAAACCGATACAACTTGCAAGAATCCATCATTTGATGCTTTAACGTGATAGTTTCTCCAGTAGTCGATATATTCAGAATCTACCTTTGTAAATCTATTATCAGCTGCATTTACTTTATAAGTTGGTAGTCCATTTAAATAATTTAATCTTGTGAATGCTCTATTATCTCTTTGTAGAGAAATACCCGTATACTGGGCAAGCACCATAGATTTAAATCCAGTTGCATCTTCACCATTTGCGTGCATACCAGACATTCCGTAAACAGATCTCAACGAACAGTTGAAAATATATGGAGAAGCAGAAGATACCGTATCAATAGTGATATTTTGTGATGCATCGCCAACAATTCTATTTTCTTCAACTCTTTGTGAATATGCATTTGCATCATACACTGAGAGAGATAAAGATGACTGTGTTGCTGATACAACTGTTGTTATAATATCTTCCGAATCTTCTGTGGGAGTTACAGGAGGAACTGATCTGATGACATGATCCATATTTTCAGTAGTTATTGCCGTTGTGACAATAGCAGTTAACGAATTAATTGCTTCTGCTACAGAAGAACACTTGTTAGCAGCTGATGCACTACTATCATCAGTTACAGCAATAATAGTTTGAGCACTATCAGATCTTCTATAAGTTGGAGATCCAGAGTTAGAAACAGTTCCAGATGTTCCTGTTGTATATTGGAATTGAGTAGTTGTCAATCCAGATGCCGAAACTGTAAAGGTTCCATTTAACGCAGCAGTTCCATGACCAGCAATAGTAATACTGTCTCCAGATGCTAAACCATGCTTGTGCTGAGTGGTTACAGTTACAGTTGTACCAGATCTTGTAGCAGTACAATTTCTTGTTTCAAAAAATACAGAAACTCCATTTGTGCCATTATTTCTCATCGCTGCTATGGCATAATCTCTGGCTTTATTCAGGATACCAATAGTTGCCGTTTTATTATTTGTTACATATTTACCTGTAGCGTAAATATTACCAGCTTCATATGCTCTATCATTATATCCATACTTGACGTTATATGCAATTGCTTTGATAACATCTCTAACGTCATCAATGCAGTCGGTTTCGGTTGAGTTTGTTGGAACTGCTACCCCAGTAGTCGTTGTTGGAGATTGTGCATAAGCATATTGATAATATGCTTCCTTTGCAATGATATCTACATTAGCCAATATTGCATTATATGCATCAGCTTCTCTTTGCCCGATATATGGAATAATTGAAGGTGCTCGCTTCAATCTAAATTGTGATTTATTAATATATTTTACATAATAAGTTTTGTATGCATCTATTCCAGGTACATTTGCATTAGTAAATGGTCTAAATTTAACTGGAGTATTTTCATCAAATCCATGATTCAATAATGTAGTAAATAAATCACCATTAGTATTATCATTTGTTATAGTAGTAATAGTAGCAGTTGATGTAGCTGGAATATCTGGGTTGAAGTTTGCATTGTATATCGATTCTATTTTATCATAGTACTCTTTTAATTCTTGTTTATTAGCAAATTTAAAAGCTACTAATCTGTGATGACTACAAGGAAATTGTCCAGTATTGGAGTTTGTAACTCTAGTAGGTAAATTTGAAGTTGTTTGTGAGTTTAAAGCGGTTGTTAAATATCCAACTAGAGTATTAATTCTAGAATCAATTGTTATATCATCAATATAATATTGCATTTTAGATTTTAATGTATCAAAAGCAAAAATGGCAGCATTTCTTTCCGCTAATGAATCAATGCCATTACTTAACAATGCAGATCTTTCGGCATTAAAATATAGCAAAACGGAATCATATGTATTTGCATTTGCTGATGGTCCATCAAATAAATCAGTAGATACCGCATCAAAAATATATCCAATATCTCTCTTGCACTTTTCTGTAGCATATGATCCATGAGTAACATTGGATTGTAATGTAGTAAATGTATCATTAATAATTGTTGTTCTATTTTCTGATAAAATTTTATATGCACTTAATTGTGAACTTGTTGGTTCGTCAATCAATGGTGAATATTGAGTTAAAATTCCAGAAGAATTTACATAATATGGTCTATTGCTAGTATCACCATCTTTAAATGTCATCTGCCAAAAATAACATCCACCAGTAACTCTAAACAGTGCTGATTCTAAATCCCTATCGTATCCAAATGGATACATTTTTTGTACAAAATTGCTAGCTCCTGGAATAAAATATTCTGTTGGATACGATAAAACTTTTTCGTAATAGGTGTATAAAGTAAATAAAGAATTAACAGTACTTTGGCATTCTGTAGTTGCTCCAGAAGATGATACATACGAATTATCAAAATTTGGATAAACATCAAATTTACTTTGCGTAAATGGAGTTACAAAACCGTAATTGTATTTTTGTTTTGCGCTAAGTGTATAATCTTGGTTGGTGTATGATGTTGTATTTGCACTAGAAACTGTGAAAGAAGATACTGCTCCAGAAACATTATAAGTTACTGCAGTAATTGTTGCTCCAGTGTTTACGCCAGTTCCAGATACATTCATTCCTACCGTAATACCATATGTGGCATTATTGAGAGTTATTGTATTACTGGTATTTTTACCACCTTTAATTTTAAATTCGTGATTTCTAACTGCAGATGCTGCTAAATGGGTAGCATATTTTAAGCACGTTAAAGTATCTGCAATTTCTGTGGCACCTTTTATTAGTTTGGTATTTTTACCATCAATATAAAATTCTGCTGTGTCGTATAATTTCGAGTTACCGCCTCTAGAAAGGTCATATACAAGTGCATCTATAAAATATCCAATATCTCTTTTGCATGATTGCGATCCAACATTAAATGAATATGCTTGCAAAGAACCAACCGTAACTGCAGTTGAAGTTCTGACATCACTTAGAGGAGCACTATTTTTTGATTTTTTAATTCTAAAAGTATCAACTGTCACATAATCTACATAATAAACTTGGTTTGCTTGCAGTGTAGTATTTGCAGGAATATTTAAAAATTTTATGGGAGTATTTTCTACAAAACCATGTGCAACGCAAGTGAAGACATCTGGTTCATCTGGTCCAGAACCTATAACTGCTCCGTTAGTGATTGCACTGATTGATTTTTTAGTTTTATTTGCCTCTAGATATCCAAAAGCTTCTGAAATAATATATTCTCGATTAGATTTAATTAGATTAGCAGCGTCTTGAGCTCTATGATCACCAGATGGAGGGATAGTGGGATCGGGAACGTATTTTGGTCTAATTACGGTCTTTCTTAAATCAAGACCAACAATGGATGTACCTCTGGGAACAATTACTCCACCTGAAGGTGGATTTAATTGATATAAATTTTCTATAATTTTTATTTCGCTATCGTCAAATAGGGAAGTAATTACAATATTTAAATCAGATCTTGTTGCTCCAGGTGAAGATATTGAAGCTCCAGAAATTTTTAATACCTCATTTTCAAAATATCCAGAACCTAAAGAATTTACAGTAATGATCGTTTCTTCTGGTGTAAATTCGACGTTAAACGTTGCCCCACTTCCATTATTACTTCCAGACACATATGATGCAGATACATTTGTGTATGTATTTGTTAGACCAGCGAAATACCATCCAGTGTTTGGCGATACTACTGCAGTTTGAGTTTGAACTGTTGCTAGTTTTCCTGAAGGGCCGTAGTTTGTTCTTAAATCAAAAAAATCTATTTCATTTTGAATTGATAAAGATTTTCCTGGACGATTATCAATTTCGTAATTACCAGGAAATACAATAATACTAAAATATTCAAATCTATCGTTATTTTTATCGGATGCTGTATCTGCAACATAAGATTGTCTTGCTGCTTCTAATAAAGCTCTACCAATAGATTTAAATGGTTTGTTTAAACTAAGTCCATTATTAGTCCAAGAATCTGAAGCATATAATTCTTGTTCACTAACATATAAACATTTTGTATTATTTGTTAATTGAAGTTCTGATGCATTTGCTGTTTGAACCCCAGCAGAACTTATGGTTCCATCAGCATTAAATTTAATTTGGGGCGATAACCCAGCAAAACCTACACCGACAGAATCACTATTATTTACTCTATAAAATCCTACATCTGGTCTACCAGGAGAGTTGAAAACAATCGATGGAGTTTGATCAGTACCAATCGGAACGCGAATTTGCCCCGCAGTATCATTAATACTGAAATTTTTTGCTTTTAATGTATTTGTGTTTGATTGAAATTGTAAAGTAGAATTATATTTTACTGTAGTAGCAGAACTAGTATCTGCTAAAAATGGAATGTTTAAATTACTAGAACTAGTAGTGTCTGAAGCAGAAGCTACTTTAGTGGCAGTATTTTTTAAACTATTAACTACGTTAACTATATTACTTTTGTCGCTAAAAGTTGGATCGAGATTATCCAAATTGCCGACATCAACACCAATTTGGTTTGTAATTAATCTTGCCTGTTCAAGCGTTTTATTTCGTAAAATTTCTCTGTTAGGCATTTTTTACTAGTTCTCGTAGAAGATTTTTTATTTCGGATAATTCATTTTTTAAACACTCCACATCAGAATGCAACGTTCTTAATACTTGAGTAGTATTAATTTTACTATTGCTGTCAATACTTTTGTTAGTATTTATAATGGCACCTGTCTCTTGATCACGATATAAAAATTCGTGATCTAAAACTTTTAAATAATTTTTCATTAATACGAAGCAATTACTCTAACGTCTTGAACTTTTGGAACATAAACGGGATTTGAACTTCTTAAAACAATTTTAATAGCATAAGAAGAAAATGCATTTAAATTAGATGCACTATATTTGTATTCTTTATATGATTCTTGAGTTTCCAAATCTCCAGAAATAAAATTGTCGCTAGAAGGTAAAACATCTACATCTGCATTTCCAGAAGTATTAAAATAATTCCAATCCAAATCTTCAAAATTAGATTGAGAACTAGCGGGTTTTATTTTATAAAGAACAATTATATCATCTTTTGAAAATAGATTTGATTTCAAACGTACATCAATTCTATCTGATGGATTCTGCAATGAAATTTCTTTAGTAGTGTATTTTGCAACCGAAGAACTATTTTTTGATGATAACTCATCAACATAAAGTATTCCCGTCGTATAATCAATATTTTTAATTTCTAAAAATACTTTTTCATCAGTAGGTTGGTTGTCATATGATACCAAATCACCTACTCTCATAATGTCTGTTTGCTGGACGGTAGATGGTTGCAAAGCAGTTGTAGCATATGTAACTCTAGAGTAAGGACTATTTGCATTAGATGCAATATAATTATTATTAATAGGTTGTTTGTTATTTGATACTACCAATATTTTTTTCTTTGAATCCCATCTAATTACTTTACCGCTAATAACATTATTATACGTTTTTGTCAAATCATTCTTATCGTAAATACTAATAATGTCTCCTGCACTAAATGTAAATACGACTTCTTCTATTCCTCCTGTGGAAACTGTTATTCCTGATGAAGAAGTTGCTAAGTCAGAATATGAAGAGCTAGTGCTAAATGATTCAAATATTAATGTTTCTCCGCCAGTAAATACCACATCGGTTGACATTTTAACCCATAATTTATTATTAGCTCTATCTATTTTTACTATAGTTGCTCTTGCTTTAGAAGAATTTCCTCTAACAACTTTTACTGTTTCTGCGGTTCCAACAATATCAGATAAAGGAGGAGCGTTTAATCCTCCGCCAGCATAGGTTATTTTATAAACTGGTCTAAATGTGATAGATTGATCTCTTCTTCCATAACGATCTTCATAACCAGATGATTTTTCTACAACATTAGTTACTAATTTTACGGAACTTCCGCGAAGATCTACGACAGGCGACAAATAATTTTTTTCCGAAGAAAGAGATAACTTTAGTTCAAATGAATTTGTTAAATTATTTTTTAACTCATTGATGCGAGAAGCAATCACTTTTTGAGAAGTAAAGATTTGTTCTTGATTTATATAAGTATTTTCATATCCATCGTTATCTGATGATTGAGTATATGAAGTAAAAACAGGATTTAAATCATCAATAGATTCTATATTTGTAGTTTTTATATATGATTCAATAGAAGTTTGATCAAAATTCAATATTGCAATTTGTGGATATATTTTTTCAAATTTTCTATTGTAAGTGGATAGTATTCTACTTCCTCCTCCGTTAGCATCTTCAGTTGATCTAGATCCTACATCAATAGTATAAGATTCTAGTCCACAATTTTTAATTGTAAATAAACCAAAATTTAAAATAGAAGAATCTATTCCCCCAACACTATCGCATTGTTTAAAATTGACATAAGATTTACTAGTATAATCAAAACCATGATTTTTATGATTAACAAATACTATTTTGTTATTATTTCTGAACAATGTAGATGTGGCAGTAGAATCTGAATATCCACTTGTACTGAATGGGTTTTCTTGTAAAAATTCATATCCCAATTCTTTATTTTTTAATTTTAAAGTGCAAGATTTATCTATTGAGAATTGGGCTCTATATAAGGTAAATTTGATATCTTCGAAGATATCTTCAGTCCATTCATCAGTATTTTGAGATTTGAATACAGATCCCAATAATGGTTGACTAGTAACTGAAGATTTTGTGGATACCTCTACATCTCCTAATTTAGAAGACCAAATAGCATAATCATTAGAATCTGTTTCTATAGCAAAAGCATATTCGGTGTCATTCTGTAAATATACTGGATAATCAAATTTAAACTTTGTTGCTATAGTTGATTGAGTAGTTTCTTCGTCTACAGCAACTCCCATTCGTACAGCTGGAGTATCAATAGTGATGAAAGATTGAACTACAGCACCGCTAGCAGACGATCCTGTGCCCTTGATAATAACTGCTGGGGCATCGGTATACCCCGATCCAGTTACGCCCAATACAACGTCATATACGTTGCCTCCAGAGACAGATATTGAGGCGGTTGCAGTAGTGCCACCTACTAATTGAGGACTTTCTATAATAATCAAAGCATCTTCATAACCAACTCCACAATTATTAATTCTTAACGAAGAAACACGTCCAGAATCTTTAGCAATAATTAATCTTAAATCAGTATTGTTTTTGGCATTATATTCTGTCAATGATGTAAACGATAGGTCTTCGTTTTGTAAAAATGTTTTTCCATTATTATTAGAAAGAATTAAAGTATATACTTGATCGTTATCTAATGTAAATTCATTAGTAGTAGATAAATCCACATCGTTTCCATTTTTATCAACAATATTTAATACTGGACCAGAAGCACTGGAAGAAAATCCTGTTACGCTTTCTCCTTTTTTTATTTTTAATTGTCCGTTTGTATATACTCTTAGATATGTATCAGGAGTTATAAAACTTTCTGAACCTGGGATAATATATTTTCCAGGTTTTCCACTTTCTACATTAGTTAAATAAACTCTAATTGGTATTGTAGAACTTTTCTTGTTAAAGAATAAATCCATTCCAGTAAGAAAAACACCACCAGGATAATTTTGTACCTTAAATGTTTGTGATAATGGAGATGGTTTTACGTTAGTTGATCCTCCAGTAGATGTGCTTACACTCTGTAATCCCTCAGAACCTTTTAATTTTGCTGGACTAGTGGAAACAATCGAACTTGGATTTTCTGGAGTATTTCCAGTAACATAATATACAATTTCTGCGTAAGTAGTAGCATTTTCATTTGTGTTTCCAGATGAATCAGAAGTAAATTTTATAGTTTTTTTGCCAGTAATAAAATATAATGGATTTTGACTTAAATCGTAATCTAAAGTTTTTATGTCTCCAGTCCACAAAGAATTTGTTTGGGGCGGATATCCAGATGGAACAATTATAATACCACTAGCGTTACCATTAGAATCTGTTGTAAATTCTGATCCAAATGCTCCTAAAGAATTTCCTGCAATGCCAGTAAATTTAAAATCTTGAGCAACCCATTTATCTATAGATTTACCATCAAAGTAAACATAAAATCTAGTATTTGGCTTCATTCTAGACAATACAAATTTTACTTCTCTAGATCTACAATAGTATTGAATAGTTGATGATACTAAAGAATTGTTTGATGATGTTGCTGACGTTCCTTTAGCTTGTTCATTATTTTGTGGACTTACATTAGATGAACTTGAAGTACTAGCATTAGTAGTTGTTGCAGAAGATGCAAAATTAGTATCATTTAATGTTGAAGTATTGTAAAATACTCTATTTGTTCCGATCCAATTTATAATATAATTATTGAAAACGCTAGAAATCCCTTCTGTAGAATCTTTTTTTGCATAAAATACTGAAAATATTTTCGAGTCATTATTTAAAATATTGGGGAAAATCTTGTCTTCATACCAAGTATCCATTATAGGATGTATTTTCGCATCTCCAACATATTGAGATACTCCAAATGGATTGGGATTTATGGTTTGAGTCGCAAATTCATTTTTAATTACAGATACATCTGTATATGGAAGTGTAACTACACCATTATTAATTACATATCCATCTAAAACTCTTTCTTCATCTCTGTAATTTAACTCTTCCAAATCAATACATGATTCTATTGATCTTGGTCTTAAAACGGATTGTTGTGGATCAATAGCACATTTGTAATCACTAGAAGAGAGATTACCCAATTTATGAGTATCAAAACTATCGACAGCAAATCCACTCTTTTCTTTTTCTAATCCAAAATCATCTTTAATTTGTGTGTTTAGAGCCTGTTGCTCTAAAATACTCAACATAGTATATGATTCTAATCTTTCTATTCTCTTTTCTAATTTACCAATGTCACGCATCGTATATCTCTTATTGTCAACTGGAATAGTATTAACTAAAGACGCAGATGCTGTGTAAGCAGGTATATACAAATAATATAAAACCATTGAATCTTCTACATCAGATGGTTTAGTTGGATTTAAAGCTGGATTTCCTTTTTTAACAAAAAATTCTCCTTTTTTGTTTAAAAATATTCCATCTATTCTATCTTGATATTGTTTTAAATTAAATGTTAAATTGTAACTTAAATTTGAATCAATTGCTAGCGTGCCCGCAATAATGCCGCCAGATTTTGTAAATGATTGGGGAGAACTTAATAAACTTGTATCTTGATATCCTTCTACGATTGTTGTACTGTCTACTTTTGGTCTGAAATCAAAAACATCTGCTAAAGATACTTTTCCGTAAACATTTGAACTAAATGAAGGAATTTCTTCTAAAGAAACTCCTGCTTCATGTAAATAAGAATCTACTGTACAAAAATCTCCTTGAGAATGTTCAAAATAATCAAAAATAATTATTAATTGACCAGTTGGCGCTGTGTATCCTGGTTTTAAAATTAATCTAGCTACGTCATAAAACGTATCTCTTTGTCCATCATCAAAAGTGAATTTATCTGTTATATCAGTTCCCGATACTAGATTTCCGTCTGCATCAACTGAAGGTGGTACGGTAGAAGACCCTTCATAAACTGCTTTGAAATTAAATACATCGGAATAAGAAAGTACATCTGAAGTACTTCCTTCTAAATCTACCCCCCTAAATGGAATTAACTTATCTCCTGGAGAGTAAATAACTAATTTTTTATTTCTAACTACTGATTTTAATCTTGGTTTTGATTTATCTACTTGAATAGTTGCAGTTAATTTTAATTTGAAAGTATCAAAATTGTTAATTGTTCCAAAGAAATCTAAAGGTAAAGATATAGATACGCTCCCCGAAGTAGTTCCAGTTGCGTCATCAACTGAAGATGATATAGACACCTGATCCGATTTTAAGTAAATTATATCACCTTGATCTACTGTGGTGTTTGGGTTACTTGTTTTATCTGGATCTAATATAGTAATTAAGAAATTGTTTTCACTAAATGGACTAAAAGATTGCGTCCCATATGGAAGTTGTGCAGCAAAAGTTATCTTTCCCCCATTAGTTGATAATTTAGTAATAAAATCTCTTCTTAAAAAATAAGTTATTTTTGAATCTTCTGGACTATTTACAATAGAATTTACATACTTTGCTCCAGATGGTATTATTAAAGTTGATCTACTACTATTTTCAATAGTTGATCGAACTCTAACTACATCTGTTGCTGATACTGATTGTAATAACGCTGTATCTAAGTATATTCTAGATTTGTTAAGTCCTTGTGGTGGATTTACATATAATACTGTTGCTCTGAATGTGGTATTATCAGAATATGCTAATTGTATTATATCTCCTTGCGATAAATCTTTAGAAGGATCTGCGGAAAAACTATTGCACTCAATATACTTATAACCTAACGTACCAGAAAATGTACTATCAGTTATTTTTTTATTTTCGTAGTATTTGGCATTAAATGATTCTACATCAGCCGTAAAAATATATTTATTATTTGCACCAAATTTAGAATGAATTGATTTTACATTTTTTGGTGTGTATGTGAATACCGTATTTCTGAATAATACTGGAATTATTACTGCTCCTGATCCATTAGATGCTGTTACAGAAGGAGTTATTGAAAATGTAGAAGAAACTAAATCTCTATCTTTGACAGAAACACTATAAATTGTTGATGATCCTGTCGGTCTTTTTATTTCTATTGCAGCACCGCTATATTCAACTCCGTTTACAGATATTTTACTGTTATCTGTATAATTAGCTCCTCTTTGTAAAACTTTAAAATGCGATATAGTTCCTTCAGTTGCAATTCTTCTGGAATTTGCATTTTCATCTAATAATGTTTCTCCAGGTTTAAATTCTCCTGAAATTGTTTTTACAAATAAAATATTTTCAAAATTATAATTATCGCCAGATTTTCCTTCAATAATTCCATAAGCACCACTAGTAAGACCAGTAACGTATTTACCAATTCCAAAAGAATTACCATCTAATACAGTATCTAACGTTAATCTTGTAAAAAATATTGGATTAAAATAAGAAAATCTGAATACTGAAGAATATTCTTTTTCTCCACCTGATTTTTTTCCTTGGGAAAGAATTATATCAGTATCTATATTAAATCCATTTCCTTTTTCTATCAATGAAAAATCTTTTGGTTTGCAAAAACCTACTATAGGAGTGACAGTTTCATTCCAATCAACAACCGTAGCATAAGCTGCTGGTTGATTTGCTTTATAAAATTGCTGTGCTAATGATTGTGAAGTTAATAATTCCCTTCTAAAACTATTGCCGTCAACATCAAATTCTTTTAATAAAGATAATTCTGTTTTCTTGCCGATTATAGTAAATTCAACATATTGGGTTGAAGTATCATTTGAAATTTCTGGTCTTTTGACAATTTTGTAATCTATAATTGTGCCATATGCTACTGTATTTGCTTGAGATGTAGTAGTAGGTGCTTTGGCTACTACCCACCACAAATTTGTTCCTAGAATAGAACTTGTTGGATATGTTGGTTGATCTCCATTCAAACTAACATATATTGTTCTGATGCCATCATCAGTAGTAAATTCTTTTCCTCTTCTGGAATATGGTAAAACAGTTCCAGAATTATTTCTATACTGATTTACAAATCCATATCTTCCGTCATTAAATACTGAATTGAAGAAAACAGTTGGATATGAATTTAAATCTTCTCCTTCACTATTTAAAGGAATGGAACTAAAAACATTACTTACATTAAAGTAAGACAGAGATTCTGTTTTAATTCTATTTTTTTCTTTTAGTACAGAATCTCTAGCTTTTTCTACAACAATATCTTTTACATCTTTATTGATAATTTCATATCCTTTTACATAAGCTTTGCCAGAACCAATTCTTGCCACCATTAAAGAATCTGCTTCTTCGATGGTTTTGTTGTTGACAGTATTTTTTTCAATATTCAAAGGATACATTCCAAATAGATTGTTAGAATTTTGATAATATTCCTTTAGATCTATACTAAAATTATCTACGACATAATTTCCAGATTCATCATATGTTCTTCTTGCTAGAGTTTCCTCTAATAGTGAATACTCTGTTGGTTTAAGTAAATTCTGAATTTCTCCATTTTTAATGGAAACTAATTGGATAAATTTATCATCCGTTTTAAAATCATATGGATATGTAATTAAATCTAATTTAATTTGTAATCTATGAGCACCTGGAGCAGAAAAGTTTGAAAATCCTTTTGAATTATCATATAAACTAGAATCTTCTTCTGGAGTAATTAAAGATTCTGTAATATTAAATCCAACTTTTACTGAAGGTTTTTGATAATATTTGTCAACTACAATAGTTTCTTCTAAATTGTTGACAAAATACCCATTTACAAAATAAACTCCAGATTCTACTTTTACTGCAGATGCATAACCTAAAGCAGTACTAGGTTCATTTTTTATTTCTCCTGTATCATAATTTAGTATATCAATACTAGAAGGCAACACGCTACCATCTGTACCAACAACTAATAGCGGACCATCTAAAATATCAATAGATTCTAGAGTTTCTCCTTGTCTAAAAGTAGATTCATTCTTAGCATCTCCACTATTTGTATATTTTACATATAAAATATCAGATTCAGTTTCTGATGCATAACCATAAGAAACAACAGTAGCCGCAACCCCAGAAGATAATCCTCTAATATTTGTACCTACTAAATTTTTAATATCGTATTTTTGAAAAACTACAACACCACCATTATTTACTGCAACTTCGGAAACTGAAGATAATTTTACATAATCTAATTTATTATTAAAAGAAATTTCTCCAGGGACAACCATTTGTCCTTGTTTATATGTTGCTTTGCCAAAATTCTCTATTTGATTTTGTAAAATAGATTGTAATCCTGTCAGTTCTCTAGCTTGGATAGAATATCCAGGTCTAAAAAGAACTTTATAGTATCCCTTAGTTACATTAAAATCATCGTAATATGGGCTGGAATTTAAATTGGGCATTGTTATTTCAATCTACGATTTATTGTTGATTATAATAAAAAATCAGAATTCTACGACTAATTTTACATCCTCGATTTGATCAGCTGCTCTAGAAATAAATCTTCTATTTTCAACATACATCATTTCGCCAGTATTTACTTTAACTTCTGGAGCAACAACACCATAAGTATTATCAACAGTTCCGTTTGATGCAGAAGAGGCACCTAATACAGCGGTATTAGTAACAAAAGATCTAACAGAATATGTAGAATCTCTATGAAGTTCTGGAGTTTGGAAATAATAGATATATCCAGATGTATTGTCAATACTTCTGTAAGATACTACTGTACCAATTGCTTGACCACCCGAAACAGTTTGAGTAATTTTTTCATCTGGTGTATATGTCTGGCCAGCACTCAAACCTGTAACTTTGATTACATTTAATCCAGAAGCAGTGTTTGAAGTTAGTGCAGATCCTCCAGATGCTAATGGATCTTGTAAAAGACCAATTCTGCGGAAATCATTGTCCACTGGGAAATCGCCAACACCATCTAAACCTTCTAAGCGAACGTTCACCATTACACGCTTGGCATTAGTTTCTACAATAGGATCTTTTCCATATCCACCTTGAGGTGGAATGATAACTTCGACCCTACCAGTTGCGTTGGCATATCCACTGTTAATTTGTCCAGATAATGTATTTGTGCCAGCATTATATGTAGAATACATATATCCATGCTTAAGATAAACTTCACCCCAAGTATAACCAGCACCTTTTCCTACCATTTCAACTTTGGTGATCTGTCCACTTGATGTTGTGCATTTAACAACTGCTTGAGTTGCTGTTGTATCACCAATAACAGGAGCAAAAAATGTTGTTGGTAGACCCGATCCCCTATCTTTAAGAACTGCAACTTGGATTGCACCATCTACAGCAGCTACTCCTTGAACAGTGCTATCTAATACTACGGGAATAAAATCTGTAGAAACAAATTTAATAACATCGGAAGTTGGAATAGTAAATAAATGCTTCCAAATATATCCAGCAGTGCCTGCTAAAACATTTCCAGAAGAATCTGTTTCTGCATAAATGCCACCAGATGAATTAATAGCACCGCCACTATAAGGAGTGTATTTGCCAGTATTACCTGTTCCGTCTAATCCTGTTTGTGGTACATAGGTCATGTTTTGACCTTTTACAATGTTATTAGAACCATCAACACCAGCTCCATTATATAAACACATGAATACTTCATAGTTATTATTCATAATAATATATCTTGAAGTTGCCAGAGAAGAAGCACCAGTGTATGAAGTGTTTAATGCGGAATAATCGGGACGCCACATGTCAAAAGCTGGATATAATGAAACGTTATAATTATATCTACGGATAACGTGTTTTACGTCAGAATTAGTTACCTTTTTAAGAGCAATAATATCTCTATATGTTGCATATTTTTCATCTTGATTATCAAAAACATTTGGTGGATTATTTTCGTCACCAGATCTATAAACACCAATTTTTGCTGTTGGGGGGGTGCCACCTGTTCCTGTTAATGTTGCTCCAGGTGTTGGTGTTCCAACAACATTTTCTAAAAATAAACTGTATGGATATACTTCTTTTACAGTTGCGCTAAATCCACCAGTGGAAGTCACGGACATACCAACAGTAAATGCTTGTGCATTCTGTCCGTAAATTTCCATGTGACCATACCATACTCTAGGAGCACCAATAAAAAAGTATATCGTGCTAGCCACTGCTTCATCGAGTGACTCTACAAATTGTTTTGCGTTAAAGATTCTGAATTTTTCAGAGATAATAGCTGGCATTTTTTGTACTCTCTGGTAACTTTAAATATCGATTTATTTATATTTATACAGGAGCTGATGTACTTCTGATATAAGATCCTATAGAATGTGCTGATATTGGACCATAGACACCCCTAGTACAACCAGTAAATCTATCTGATTGTTTTCCAGTATAACTAATAACTTCATTGTTTACCATAATATACCCAGAAGATGGGAATGCAGTGGTTTTTTGTGCATAAACAACTGCTCCAGTTGCCACATAACCGACTCCACCTACAGCAGGTAGATTTGCTGTTTGTAATTGAGTTGCATATTCTTGGCAAGAAGGATATCCATTGTCCCAAATATAAGAGTGTGATGATATCAATACAGAATCTAGATTTTCTTGATCTAATTCTTCTACGGTAACATTTGGATATTTTGAATCAAATTCTGCAAAAGAAAGACCAGAAACATCTGCAATTCCTGTATCCAAATAAAACAAGGAAGAGGCAATTGACCATCTATTGCCCAATACATTACCAGAATAATTAATTGTGCTTAAATCGGTAAATACCTTAGTATCAACAATACCAGAAGGGACTGTGTGTAAAATTTCAGAATTATTTGGATTTACCAAAACAGATTCACTCTTTTGTATAATATTTGTATGAGTATAAGATTCTGTATCTACTTTTATTTCTTGAGAAGATGGTTGGATAATTCTATTTTGAACGACATTTTGTTGATTTTCAGGAATAGCAGTAGTTTTTGCTGAGGGAGCAATAATTTCTATATTCTGTATTCCAACAGCATCGCTAGATTGTATCAATTGAGAAGAAGTAATTTCAATAACATCAAATTCTTCGACTGCTGGATTTGCAATAACGGCCGATGTAACTGTGATATTGCTTACTAAAATTGATGGAGATTCGATATTTAAATTAAGTACATTCTCATATGAGAGCAGTTTCTTTATTTTATATTGTCTGGTAATATAAACTTTTGGACTAGTTAAATATCCACTACCAGGATTTGTCAAAACAACATCAATAATTTCGTTGCCATTAGTTATTGCATAACCTTCTGCTCCTCCACCTTGAGCTGGTTGATTAGATACTACTAACCCATTTGAATCTCTAACTGGTTGAGGAACAAATTTTATAATAGGATATGATACATAACCATATCCTGCTCCAGTTGGCACAATACCATTATCAAAATATGAATCCCAATCTTTTTTATTCCAATCTAATCTAGTAATTTGCCCATTTTCAACTACAGCAATTACATCTAATCCTTCTCCATGGATTTCTCCATTATACCCAGTAACACCGATTTTACCAGTATATCCAGAGTTTACATCATAATCTATTCTATATTCAGTTTTTATTACTTCATCGGGTATTGTTAATACTTTTCTGAACTCATCTTCTCCATCAATTTTAATTTCATCTCCAATTTTGATCGAATCTTCGTAACGTTTTTTTGTTCTTTTTAAAATATCTAAAGTATCCCCGTCTTCCGAAAAAGCATCGACTGAAATAACTCCAGTTGGTATATTTACTACTAAAGATAAATCTGATGGATTTACAAATTTTATAGCAGAACTAGAACTAAAAGTTTTATTTTGAGCAGTTTCGAAGTATAAATTTATTTTTGAATTAACTCCATATACTTTTTCTATATCTCTTAAAGTTGCAATTGCAGTATATTCGTATGTTGATGTACCTTGATAAGCAATTAATCCTTCTTTTAAGTTATTATCCAAATAATTCCAAAAAGCTCCATTAGCAACCGCAGAAATAGACACTTTAAAATAATTAAAGAATATAGATTGCTCAAAATCAAATGATACTAAAGATTTTAAATAATCTCTACCAAAAAGATAAATGATATTTATTTTTTGTCCTTTTTTCACTGATTCTGTAAAAGTTATACCAGCTCCTCTAATACTATATGCTTTATTTCTTCGCTGTAAAACTCCATCAACAAACACTAAAACATTTCTTTCTTCATCTACAGTGATTGATTTTTTAGTTAATGGTGATTTTATAATAAATGGACCATTTCTTGAATCATTTACATAACGATAATCTATTTCTAATCTTTCATATGCCCCAACATGCTGACCATGAAAACGTTGACCAGCTCTTGGTGGTTCTGTGAAAACAATTTGATTTGGAACTACAGTTCTTTTAATATAATATGCTCTATCACCTGGAAAAACTGGAGTAACACCTGCCTGTTGAACAACGCCGTCAATTGCCACCAATAAATTCTCGTAATATTCGAGTTGCATTGGAATATCAGAATAAAAATCATATAAATCAAAAGAGGTTTTTACGCCATCAAATTGCGACGAAATATCTTTAATTTTAGTAAATTTTTCATTGTTTAAACTATTATCCTTGAATTTAACAAATCTACCTATAAATTTCTGAGGAGGAATGTAATTTGGATTTGTATAAGTTCTCCATCCTTCACCTAGACCAATATAAGAATCGAATGGCCATTGTCCATCTGTAGGATCAATCCATCCGAAAGGAGGTTGAGCAAAAGTAATCGTAGATCCATTAATTGTATATGCAACTTCAGGTTCTTGAAGAATACCGTCTAGAGTAATAATTAAATTAGCAGTATTTGTCACAGTTAACGGAGTTGTAGAATTTAGTTGCATTTGGAATGAGGTTGTTCCAACTCTATTTCCTGATTCATCCAACACACCATCGAAAGGACTGTCTAAAACGAACTCATACGATGTAGTTTCTCCACTGTCATAGATTGGCGCATATACGCTTCCTTTCCCGTTTTCAATAGATAGTTCAGAAACATTTACTATGTTACTTATAATTTCTCTCTTTGTGTTTTCGGAAAGAACTCTAGCATGATTAGTATTTTCATCCCACAACTGAATTACACTAACAATTTCTTTAGTTACAGTTTTTACATCTGTCAATTCTGGTAAATTTTCTACAGATAATTCACCAAATATTTTAAATCCAGCTGTATGAGTTGTTTTTGTTACTAATTGCCTCCAATCTTTTATTTGAGATTTTGATTTTATGGCATAAGAATAATCTTGATAAAAAAACGAATCAGATATCCTTTGAGTATTTAATCCTACTATAGAATCATCAGAAAGATATTTCCCTTGGTTGTCTACATAGTTTCTTATATCTGGTGTAAAAGATGATTTTAATATTTTTTTAACTAAGCAAGTAGTTTTTTTAATTGTTCCATAAATTTCCAAATTTTCTCTAAAATTTCCACTTAATGTGATGATTTTTATTATATTTGTTTTATTTCTATAACCATCTGTAGTAATTCTACCTCTAGCTGTTTCTACAGAAGATTCGTATTGAACAATTTCTTCTCCTGGACCAAATGAATTGTCATCTACATTTTGCAAAACTAAAACATCGTATGATTTATAAAAATTTGATATACTTGGATCTGTGTAAAATCCATATCCATTAGATTCAACTTTAATTGATTTTGGAAGTCCAATATCTAAAGAAGTAAAATAACACTTTACATCAGTTTCTATAATTTTAATATGTGGCTTATAAGTATATCCTTTTCCAGAATTTAATACATTAATTCCTCTTATTGTTCCCCCAGTTCCAACTATAACATCAATTACTGCTCCGACACCATCTCCATTTGTGATAACTGCTTTTGGTTTTGAATATCCACTTCCATTTCTAAGAATCTCTACAGACAGAATCGATTGTAAAGTAGAATCCCAAATTACGTCTGTTAAACATTCAACATATTTTGATGCATATATTCCTTCAACTACTGGTAATCTTTCTAAATCTACACCATAACTAGATATTCCGATTTCTTTAATTTTTCCTATTGCTGTTTTTGATGTAGTATAGTATGTTATAGATCCAGATCCATCCCACTGTGGTTTAGATGATAGGGAATAAGCAAAATAATTTGGAGTCACATATATAAGTGTTTTTTCTCCTTGTAATGGATCATCTATTAAGTTTAAATATGAATCATCTGAAGAAATTATATTTGCTTTATCAAAATAATAAAATTTTACAAAATTAATATTAACTTTATCTGAATATGTATTTGTAGATAATGCCGAACCATACCCTATTTTTAATTTTATATAAGATCCTGAATTTCCAGGTAAATATGGACTTTTAATAGATTCGGTAGTTATTATATTAAAATTGTTACTGGGAGAAAATTCTAAAAATGATCCAGATAAAGTATAATGACTAGTATCAAATTTGTATGAGTAATATTTTTGTAAATCAAGAACAGGATTTCTAATATAATTTAAATCACTAGTATCAGGAGAAAATTCAAATTTATATTCTGCTTCTTCAATAACACTTTCTACTGTTACCAATTTTTTTGGAATACTTTGATCATAAAATGTATAATTATCGGTTAATTTACTAATAGCATTTACAGGCAAAGCCAAACTATAAACTACATCTAAAATATTAGTATTATTATCATAATTTTTTACTATGGCACTACCTGATTGCGTTCCTATCGTATATGGATATGTCATCCTGTAAGACATATCATAATCAATTACATCTAAACGATCTACATGATCAGTGGGAATTGTTCCATTTTGTCCTCTAACAATAGTTGCAGATAAATTAGATTCTGAAACGGCAGAAACCTTGACAATTTCTTTGTTTAATAAAAGATAATCATTTACAGAAATGTTTTTAATATCTTCTAATTTTAATGTAGTATTTGATGCTGATAAACCAACATGATCTACTTTTACTTTTAAATTTTGAGTATTTGCTGATGATAGTGGTCTTCCCAAGGAAGATGGAGAAACAGTTAAAATATCTCCAAGTACATATAAAGAACCTTTATTCGTTATGGTTAAAGATGTAACTATTCCATTGGTTACAGAAATAGTAGCTCTTGCATTATTTGTATTGCCAGGTTTTCCTATAACAGATGCAGAAGATGAACTGCCAACTTCGTTACCATCAATATCTCTACATTTTGTCTGATCTAAAAATATTAATTCTACATTTGTGTAGGTATTATTTCCACCATTTGCATAATCACCAACTATTGAACCAGAACTATAATATGATCCAGAATTTAAAACTTGCGTGCGTCCAATACCACTATCGGTTATTTTTGTTTTTACTTCTGGTTTTTTGAGTTTTACTTTTTGATAAACTCTTCTTCTAACATAGTATGTTGTTTCTGTAGAAATGTCATTGGGATTTATGTCAATATTAACTTTATCACCAATTGATAAACTATGATCAGTATTTGTTTTAACAAGAGCAATATTTTCATTGATTGAAAAAATATCAATACCTTCGCTAAGATTACTAGTTGAAAATATTTTAGATCCTACACTATCAGTAAGAGTGCTACTTTCCAAATAATAATCATCATCAATCACAAATTCTCCAAACAATACTTTTATTTTAATACTATTTTTATTGTCTACTCTTTCTAATACTATTCCTCTTGCCTTTTCTCCAGTTGCAGTGCTAATTATATTACTAGCATTTGCTAATGTCAATGGAGTTCCATTCAAAGTTGATGATATTTTAAACCCTGTGCTAGTAGAGTTGACAACAAAATATCTTTGCCCAGTTTGTACAGTGCCAAATCCTCCAGTAAATGTAATAGAATCACCGTCAACAAAAGGATTCGGAGCAACTCCAATAATACTATTATTGAGCGAATTAACTATTGCAGATTTGCCATCTTTTAATTTTATAGTAGAATTTTCTGTGTATGTTGAACTTCTATCAATAATTAAACGTACTACTTTAATGTCCGTATAAATTGTTGCAGATTTATCAAATACTCCATTGACATTTCTTAAAATTAAAGATTTTCCATCAAAAACATTCCCGACAAGTGTTCCGTATATAGTTGGCGACTGACGAATTATTTCTCCATCATAAAAATAGCAAGGATTTGCAGTATCAATTTTAATAGTTTTTGTTTGATAGTTTTCTAAAGAAGAAACAGAAACTCCTTCTACAGATTTGACATATGCTTTGATGCCAGAACCATTTGTATCGGTGTAATCAACTTGTACAATAGAATCTACCGAAAAATTGTTGTGGGAATATTGAACATCTACACCAGATACTTGACCTTTAGTTGATTCTTTAATTATAGCCGAAGAATAGTTCCCATTATCTGGCATATTACCAAATCGAATTCTTGAAATATTTTTTGGTATTTGATCTTGAGAAATATTCTTTTTATAGTTAGAATCAACAGGCAACGAATAATAATTTTCTCCAAGTAGATATGGAAATACTGGATTGTTGTCAGAATCTATAGTTATAAAATATGCATAGGTTCCTTGTGGATATTCTGGTGTAATACAAAATCTTCCGTTATTTTCATCTAAAGTTCCATAACGATGAGAATATACATAATCTTCCACTAATGATCCTAATGGATATAAATCTGTTCCAGGTCCGCCAATGCGATTAGATTTTAAAATATAACTGGATTGCATTCTTTGAATGCTGGAAGTATTATCTAATGGAGATGAATAACCATATGGTCCATATATTGGATTGCCATCATAGGCATAACCTAATATTGGAGAATGTAATAAAATTTGAGGTATATTTCCTAAAGAATCTAAATTATCATTCAATAAAACTCTAAGAGCTCTTGGGTTTGCCACATAAGAATAACCATAACCTTCGCCCAAATAACTTTGGAAATAGTATCCATTGCTAGAATCTAAATCATTTTTTACTTTATAATATCTATTTTTCTTCCATGATCTTACAGTTGAAACTGCTGTAGCACCAGATCCAATAGGTATAACTTGTACTTCAATATTTTCTTGTGTATAAAATTTACCAGGATCTTCTTGTATACATTCTACAATCTGTCCATTTGAAGAAATAACTGCTCTATACTTAGCAAATCTTCCTCTTCCTTCTTTATCTATTATTCTTATTTCAGGAGCAGTAGAATAATATTCTCCAGGATTTGTTACAACAATACTAGTTACTTTCCCAGATGTTACTACAGCCGTTAAAATTGCATTTCTGCCAGATGTAATTGTAATTTTGGGATTTGGTGGAAAATAACCAGATCCTGGATTAATTACCTCTATTCTGTCTACTGTTTCTCCTGATAAAAATGCTTTTGCCGATGCCTCTGATGTTGCTGCTAATTTTTCTTCAATTAAAACATATGGTTCATTTAGATATCCAGAACCTTTAGTTATAATATCAATTTCGGTAACACCACCAAAAACTACATCTTCGTCATCTTTATATCCTTTTATTGTTACGCCATTTACTAAAACTCCAATGTCTTCTGTTGGTGTTTTGTATATTTCCGTGCTTCTATCTGGAGATTTTTTAATAATTTTTAATAATTTTTGATCTCTAAAATCAACATTCCAGTTAGATTTACCCATATCATGGGATGGGTAACCAGATGATGTAATATAATAATATTGAGAATCTTGAAATACTGCTGAGACGTTGGCAATTATATTTGATAGAGAATTAGTTATCGAAGAATTTGATGATGAAATTGGAGATGCAAATGTTTCATTAATTTTCCATCTAATATCAGAAATAAATTTATCGTAAATTATTGGATCTCTTGTCGTAAATCCAGTAGGAGTTTTTTCAATTTTATCCCCATCGAAAGAGAAAGGGTTGCCGTCAACAACATTCAAATTATACAGCAATCCTAGAACAATAAATTTTACTTCATATTCAATTCCGTTTTCTTCATAAAATCCAGAAACTGTAGAAGCTGAATAAACTGGAATTTTTGAAGAACTTGGAGTTACTGGATATGTAAGTGGTGTTTGACCTCTAGATAAAATATTAAACTGATTAATTGTTTTACCATCATAAACAATTTCTTCATTGCCTATAAAAACTCTATCTCTTTGTAAATCCCACCCTAATGTAGAAAATACATTAATTTTATCTCCAGTAGAATCTGAAGAATCTAATGTTTTAGTTAGAAATGTTTCAGATGCTATTTTAAAATTTCCTACTATACTATTTTCAGCAAAACTTATTTCGTAAAATGCACCATCTAAAACCGATACATTATCAACAAGACCAAATGCATTTGTAACAGAACTATTGTATGGATCTAAAAATTGACTAATTCTTTTGCCAACTAACTTTTTAGGATCTCCAGAAATTAATCTTGCTCTAATAGAATAATTTTTAATCCATTTACCACCAGATGCTTTGAAAGTACTGTCTTTGGGGTAATATACGGTAGGAGAATCATTTGGTTCTTTCGCTACAATGGAGTTAAATATAAAACTAATTGACTGATCAGTTCCTTTTGCTTGGTAAAATTGTTTTATATTTTTTAAGAGATTTTTTTTATCTACTTCTGGTTTTAATGATTCTTCGGGGAATGATGCCAAGTATTGGGTTTCAAAATTCTTGACAAAAGCATATAAAAATAAATTGCTAATATTAAGAACTTTAGAATTAGATTGATGAAAAAGTCCTTTCCCTAAATCATCATATAAAACTACTTTAATATCAGATTTATGATATAAATCTCCTAATTTTGTAGTTGCATTAACGTTCCTGTAGCAATCCACAAAAGATGTAGATGTAGTTGACTTATAAAATATAGCTTCGTCATTTATTAGAAGATATCCGTTTGTTTTTGGAAATCCTACAGTGCTTTCTACATTTATCGTGGACGAAGAAGAAGATACTTCCGCAGATAACGTAGTATAACCTTTCAATAATTCTTTATCATAATTATCAATATTTAAATAATGTACAAAATTATTAAGTATATCTAGAGGTTGCCCCTTTACTTCTAATTGCTCGTAGTATTTCTTGACGAATTCCACAAACAGAGGATAATCGTCTGAAATAAACTGAGGTAGTTGATTTTCAACTAAAGTTGAAAGAGATTTTGTTTTTCCAGCCATTTATTATTCTTGGATTGCCCTAAATGTACTTTTTGTAATATCAACATCTAAAAATATTTCACGTTTTGCATTAATATCATTATACTGTGGTCTCAATCTAACTTCTATCTTATCATCATTGAAACTACCTTTAATAATAGTTAAATCATATATTTTTATCTCACCATTAATATAATCAATTGTGCCTATTTCTGGATTTAAAATTTGTTTAATTCCATACTGATCATATTTAAATAAAACTACCTTCCCATCTCTATCTTCTATATATGAAGTATTATTTGGGTACTCTTGTACAATAAATCCAGTGCTAGTCAAAGCGTTTTCATCACAATCATAATCAAAGGAATTACTAAAACACAATTCATAATAAGTTTTGTTATTTAATGAGGGGTAGAAATCTTTTCTCATAACAATAGTGGTTAGATTTGATCTAATCGAAGGATCTGCATTATCAATTGTCGAAACAAATCTACTATACCTAAATTTACCACCAAATTTTTCTGTATCTGAGTTCTGTAAATATTTTTCTATATTTTCTATTGATAATTTTCTGATTTCTTGTGCTGTTTTATCTGTTTGTGATTGATTATAATAAATTTGACTATTCATTTCGATGTAAATTATTGAGGGATCAATAATTTCTGGTACTACCGAAGCAACCGAAAATTTTCTTAATTCTTTTACAATTGTATTTTTTGCAAGAGAAGATAGAGAAGGTTCGTTTGATGGTTTGATAACTATTTTTACTTTACCGTATTCTGGTGGATTTGCGTCTTCTCCTCCATAAGCATATATGTCTGCAATTGGTGGATAGATTCTTCTAACAAGAGCCGCATAATCTTCTGCTGTTACTGCCCTGTTTTGCGTACCAAACATAGCAGGAGCATTCTTTTTTATGCTATCGATTGATTCGATAGATGCACCACCTCTAGATTGATCAACCAAAGATACTGTAACACTCGCAACAGATAAATTTGTATTGCCATCAATATCTTCAATAACTCCATTGTAAGTGAAATTTTTTGATCCATTTGAAATTTCACCTGTTGTGACAGAATAATCTACTACAATATATTGTCCTGGCGTGAGTGCTTTTCCTAAAATGCCATCTCCAAAAGTTATAGTATAATTCTCATCTTCTGTCTCAGAAACAAAAAATACTTCCGATTGTGGCGTAAGAGTTAAAATATTTTCGGATGGGAGATAAGTGATAAAACTAGAAGAAGTTACACTAGTATACACTCTCACTCTGATGCTTTGGACATCAATTCCTTTATTATTCAAAATAATTTTAGGAGTTTCTGCAGTTACCGTATATGATTGCCTTAATGCAGTTCCTTCATATACTTTTAAATTCTCAAATGCTATTACGTTACTGTTTATAGTTGCTTTTACATCATCACGCAAACTATATTGGTAAAGTACATTGTTAATTGTAGCAATAAATCCAGATCCTTTACGAAATACTGCTGTTTGTGCGGTAGTGTTGTTTACTGTTATGGTGCAGTTGACAGTTGCAACTGGAGCAGTGGCAGATCTTGGTTTATAACCTAACTGTTTAGCTAAAGATACTACATTGTCTCGTAACGTTGCCGAATCCAAAAATGCCTCATTCGCCACCATATTGGTATTGAATGCAGTATAATATGTATTGTATGCTAAGAGATCTAACAGATTACTGAATACAGAACCTTCAAAATCATAATCAGTAAAATCAGAGTTTGCTCTCAGGTAGTCCCTAAGAGAATTTCTTATATCAAAGTAATCTAGATTTGCTAATTGATTGTAAGGCATTGGTTTTAGGCTCTTGTCCTTTCTAAGAATATCTCAATTGACTGAACATTGGTTGGGGTTCCAACAATACTATAACTAATAATTACATCAAACCCATTATTGTACTCATCTAAATTAACCTCAACATCTTTTAAACTAACTCTAGGTTCAAATGCATTGATGGTATATTCAATTTCTGTCTGTATTAAAGAAGCAGTGATGAAATCTAGAGGTTCAAACAGAAGATTTCTGACTTTTGATCCTATACTAAGGTTAAAAAATCTTTCTCCTGGTTGAGTTAACACTAAATTCATCACTGCTCTTTTTATTGCATCATCATTTTTAGTTACTAAAAGATCTTTAGTAACAGGATTTTCATCAAATGTGATGTTTAGGTCTTTGAAGACCTTACTGGCAGGCATAAAAATACAGTATTTTACTTATATTTATACCCCAATATTAAGTCATCCACTCCACATAGTCATCAAATCCACCCTTACCACCACACTGTCTAGACATTCTATCGCTAGGTGGGTCATTTTTTCTTTTACCATCTGTCGGAGTCACCGCTCCATAATCAGTTACCAATCTTGTAGTGCCCCAATTTTCTTTCATGTACGAAATATCTCGATCTACTTGGTATTTTGCCATCTGTTTTTCTCCAAAAAGGTGTAAAACAGAACTTTTTACGGGGTTGCTATCCCGAAAACATCGCAAAATATGAAATTTTCATAAAAAAACGCCATAAAATGGCGTAAAATTATCAGATTCCTTGACCACGATAACGCTTTTTGCGTCCATTACGGGAACTAGCTGCCAAATTCGTGTTTTTTGAGCGTCCCTGGCGAGTGCATTTTGGTTTGCCAGGCACATAATTCGTTTTTACCAGACCAATTTTTGCTTTTGCCATAAAATCTCCTAAAATAGCCCCTTACTGGGTATATAGACATTATAGCACGTTTTCGTCAAACTGCCAAATATCTGCCCTTTGCCGCTCAATTTATCACCAGCTCTTGACATTGGCTTTCCATTGCAGTAAACATTCTTGCAACCTGTGGCAATTTTATCCTGATGTGGAGGATCTTTAGGATTTGGAGGTATGTCATGGGGACTAAATTTGCAATCAACATGTAACGCAGCAGTACCATTGCAGAAAACATTCTTAGAATACCCAACACCTGGCGTCTTATCCAAACCCACTGGTTGATATCCAGGGTGCGTAGATAACAGAGCCCTATCAAATATTGCAGGGTTGACGTGATTGCCCTCGGAACGGTTGCCTTTTGCCGCTACATCGCCGTTTGCCTGGTCTTCCACGGATGTTCCATCCTGAGGAACGGAAGTACCTGCCTGGTCCCCATAACTGGGTGGTAGGGTTCCCGTTTCATTGATATATTTTTCGTCTGCAACAAACTGATTAACTTCTGCTTCAGACGCAATTTCTCTATTTTTTGAGTCGTATACTGCTGCCATTTTAGTACAATGTTAATGCTTTCTTAACTTCTTCTGGATCCTCTGCCATAACCTTAGTAAACTCATCATCCAACTCATCATTTGCTGCCGCTGTCTGAGTAGCTTGTGCTTCTTCTGGTGTAGCCGCACCTTGCTGCTCTTCTCCTTCGGGTGTGGATGTCGTAGAACTTCCCTCCTTCTTTTGTGCTACCTTTAAACGATCTGCACCATACTGAGTGTTATACTTGACAGACATGGTAGCCTCAAACGTTTCTGTAGATGCACCAGGATAATCTGTAACACATGTGAATTCATAATAGAATCTCAGTGATCCAATCTCAGAAGGTTTATACTGAATAATCTTCTTAGCACCTTTGATATACTTCTGAACTTTACTGCTATCATATCGTTTTGCTTGTTCTTTGGTTAATTGATAAAACTCATTGGGCGTCCATGATCCCGAATGAATCCATATCGCTTTATTAATACCAGTCATTGATCCAACTAACTGATCTAATAAAGGAGCATTCCAATAAACACCATTTGCATTAATCTTATACAGCAGAAAATCCCATTGCACAATCCACTCACGATCAAAGAAGTTTCTTTCAGTATAATATCCACTAACCGTGTAAATCTGATTCACTCCAGGAGTTGCCGTGTAAGTTTGAATCGATGGACTATCGCATATGGATCTTCCGTTTCCCAAAATCTTTGGTTCAAAAAACTGTGCCTGACTATGATATACCAGTCGTTTTGGATCAAACTTTGGTAAACTTAATTTTACCTTTCCAGGTTTATTTGGATCTGGTTCAACAATTGAAAAATTATCTGTAGCTAACGGACTTTCCACCTTACATTCTTTTAACCTACAAGAAATGGAAGTAATTGCCTCCAATCTCGGAGGGTTACTTCCAGGAATGATTCTTGTTGGTTGAAATGTTACAGGTAACGTGAAATTTTGATAGATGCTAATATATGGTACACCGTTATCAGCATACTTTCTAGCATTGATCGATTCACTAGCATTTGTTGGCGAAGGACGTAATTGAACGTCTTTAGTGGTCGGAGGATTTCTACCAGCCAAACTAGGATCGGCAGATCCCAAACAAACACTAGTATTGTTAATGACTATTTGAGTCACTTATCCGTTAGCATTTCTAAAATATTTATTCTACAATAAACATCATCTAATGCTTCGTTTATTTTTTTATATTCTTCCCCTGGTGGTTTATAATATAAAACAAACGGATCTGGTATCTTACTTACCCTATTCTCTAAATTTTTTAATCTTCTATCAATATCTGATACTACTTCAATTAATCTTTTCTCCAAATCCGTCACCTGATTTCCAGTTGACTGGGATGCCTTCAGTAGTGAGGTTAAACTCGTTTGGAATATCATGACTTCCTTCTCCGAATGATGCAGTATCACTATAAACCATTTCGCCAGTTTTATCGTATGCAGAAATTTTTAACTGGTCGTCTTGTGTGTATTCTCCTTTGTACCATTTTTCTGCCAGATCAATCATATGATCTGCTAGATCCTCATAATCATCAAAGTTTACGTCTTCAACAATTTTACCATCTTTATCAATAATTGTATAGTTATAGTATTCGTTTTCATTCATTTTCAGTACCTCCAAAATCTTCATCTACTCTTTCAAGTAACACTGTGCCATCTTTATTCATGTGCCATTCTAGAATATCCCCCTCTTCCCACCCAAGACGATCAATGAGCTCGTCTGGAATTGTGAGATAGTATTCATTGAAATCTTCATTAAATTCAACGGTTGATTGATATGTTGTAGTCATTTTCATAAATTTAAGAATTATTTTTATATAGCAAGTTTTTCAAAAATTATGTATTCTTTCCGAAGGAAGCCAATTACAACACTTATGAATGCCTTGCAAGAACTCATAGTCCGTGTGAAACTGCAATCTTATTTGCCTTCCATGACTACTGACTGCTATAATGGACATTCTAGCATGTTCTATTATAACATGGTCTATCTGTTCCACGCCATACTCCAAAGTTCTCGTAATACTATGTAGATATACGAAAACTCTTCTCTTATGGTCGTCCGAGTACTTAGAGGTTTTTGAGTCATTTTGATTTGGGAAAAATTTTTTTTATGAAAGCGAAATCACTTGGTCGTTTTCAAAGTTTTGTAGGTTAATAGTATCTATCAATTTTGGCATCGCTCGGCCGCGCCGCCATAACGATAACGTTATAGGGTTACTGTCCGTGTGCCCCCCTGTCGGGGGGCATGGTAGGATGGTGGGTCATGCAGCCGCGGCCAGTGCCCTGCGGCAATCGCGTTCGATGTTCTTCAATGCCCGATGGTCGCTGATGGTGCTGCCTGTGGTGACGACTGCTCCTGAGGGGTGCTGCCAGATGCGGTGCCGTGCATGGCGCACCTCGATGAATCCGTGTCGTGCCATGATGGGGGCGATGGTGTCGCGTCGTGCCATGATGTGGGGTGCTGGTGATGGGGGTGCCCCCCAG